TCGCAAATCCAAGAAACAAAAACAAAGAAACCAAGAAAGGAAATCCTAGTATGCCAATCGTAGCATCAAGAGGGGGCACATATACGCCAGCCCCGGAAGGGAATCACGACGCAGTGTTCTGCGACGTAGAGGATCTCGGCGTGGTGGAAACGCAGTATGGAAAGAAGCACCAGATCAGGTTGGTCTGGCAGATCGCTGAAAAGATGGAGGACGGGCGGCCGTTCACCATTGGCCGGCGTTACGGACTGAGCCTGCATGAGAAAGCAGCTCTGTTCAAAGATCTGAAATCCTACGCCAAAAAGGCGCCACCGCAGAATCTGGATCTGGAAACGCTGATCGGTAAGCCGTGCCAGATCCTCGTGACTCATGCGGAGCGTGATGGATCAACGTACGCCAACGTGCAGGCGGTACTGCCCGCGGGCGCAAACAAAGTCAAAGTAGATAAAGACTTCGTCAGGAAATGCAATCGCCCTGGCGCACCGAAACCAGCCGTCGTCGAGTTAGATGCCGACGGTGCACCCATGCCGTTCTGAGCATTTGGCCGGGGTGGGCAATCCCCACCCTGGCCAGAAAGATTTTATGGAAATCCTATCAATCGTAATTCAAGCAATGCTGCCGCTGGTAGCCGTCGCGCTGGGCCTGCAACTCATGCAAGCAATCGGAAGGTGGAACTGATGGCGCCGATCATCGTCACCGCTAAAACGGAATCAGCGCACTACTACCTAAAGTCGGGTGAGTCATGCCACGGCGATTTGCGATCCGCCCGCAAGGTGGGTGCGTTCCCATCTGTAACCACAATTCTCGGAGCGGCTGGCCCCAGCAAACAGGGGCTGATGAACTGGAAGGAGGAGCAGGCGATCTTGTCGGCCTTGTCGCTACCACGTAACGAAGGCGAAGCCGACGGCGATTTCGCCAAGCGGGTTGTATTGGACAGCAGAAAGGAAGTGGAGGCCGCTGCTGCCCGCGGTACTCACATTCATTCCTTGGCTGAAATGATAATCAATCGGCAAGAGCCGGGTGAACTGGTTAAAGGCTACGAGGAGCATTATGCGGGCCTAAAGGAATGGCGCGAGTGCTGCGTGACTAAAGTGCATGAAAGCGAGTCTGTCCTAGTCAATGAGGCGGAAGGATACGCAGGCAGAGTGGATTTGATCGCCCAGATTCACGGCGAGATGGAAGTAATAGATTTTAAAACTAGAAAATTTAAAACAGATGCAAAAGGCGTCTCAAAAGCATCGGGCTATGAAACTGATCTTTTGCAGCTTAGTGCATACGCGTACGCATTCACGGACGAGGGTATGGCTTGCCGTAACATTCTGATCGATCCAGTCACCGGCCAGCTGCAGGAGATCCGCTACACCGCCGAGCAAGTTGCCCAGGCGTTTGATGCGTTTACGTCTATCTGCAAGGTGTGGCGCTGGCTGAAGAAATATGACCCGCGTGAGGTGCGTTGTGATTGAGATCCTACCCGAACAATCCACGCACGAGCAGTTACTCAACCGCGTGCGATCGCTGGCCCGTGAGCTGGCAGAGGCGAAGGCTGCGCTGGCGGCCAGCGAGGCACGCGAGAACGATCTGATCGATCGGATAAGGAGCGGGCTATGAGGATGCTGCTTTCTTTCATCGCCCTATTGGGATTCACAACCACAAAGCTAGGCAACGCACTCATCGACTTGCGCCCGATCGCTAAGAAGATCGACGTGAAGAAAATCAAAGTGCGCATCACCGGCTACTGGCCGGGTGAGGATGAGTGGAGCAGTCGCTATCAGTCGAGCACCGGCACTCGCCTGCGGGCTGGCCGTCACTGCGCCGTCGATCCCGACATCATTCCACTGTGGAGCAAGATCCGCATTCTAAACGGCAAGCGGGAGTGGGTGGCCGTAGATACCGGCACAGCCGTCAAGAGCAAGAAGGCGAGCGGTGGGAAGTTGCCGGTGATCGACGTCTTTGCTGCCAGCGAAAAGCAGTTCAACGCAATGCGATTGCCAAGGGTGGCGATGGTGGAGGTGATGAAGTGAGCACAAAAGCCGCAACGTTTGCTTCTAAACGCAACCGCGCCGCTGGCCTTGGCGATACGCGGCCAACGCTGCGCCGGCTGGGCGTGATTGTTGGAATGTTGCGCCGAGATCTGACGTTGCCTAGCTGTGCTAGGTTGGGCGTTAAGCTCGAATGTAGCTACAAAACCATCCAGCGGGACATCGATCTGCTTCGTGATTTCTTTGGTTATCCGCTGGAATACGACGCAAGCAAGTACCACTACAAACTGGCTGGGCCGCTGCCGAAGGCGGTGCTGTGAGCTTGCAGGAACTATTAAGCATGTTCTCCGGCCGCATCATCGGCACCTACACGCCGGAGCAGTACGCCAACTGTGTGCGAGAGGCCCGCGCCAATCGCATGCGCTGGGGAATGGGGCAGTGGTGAATACGGCAACACTTAATCAAATGTTTCTTATCAATTTGCCTGATATTGAAAGTGTAACAAGGAGCACAGGCGTACACGCTTGCAGGCAGACCAAGTCTGGTGATATTGGTGAGCTAGAATTTGACCTTGAATGTGCACGCTTAAACTTTGCACCTTTTCGTCCTGCATTATCAAATGGATCGATCGATAGATTGTTGTTACTTCCAAACGGGATAATAAAAAGAATTCATATTAAAACGGCAGTATTAAGAAATGGAAACAACTATCGCAACATAACTGAAAAAACAAAAAGTGGGTATCGGATTTATGAATTTGTTACACGAAATTCTACTGAAAAAGCTGACTTTTACTTTTGCTGTGGTTTAGATCAAAATTTTCAAAAAACTGCAATTTGGTGGATTCCTTGGTGTGTGATAGATCGAATTTATATACCTTCTGACGGATATAAATTTGAATCATATCTAAAAAATCCTTTTGAATTTTTAGAAAAAAAGGCTTTATGTCCGTAAAGCGTTTAACTTGGCATCTCGCCGTGCTCGAACGTGCGAAGAAGAATTTGCTGAAGAAGCAGTACGATGCAGCGCGCGCCCGGCTGGATCTGGCCGTTCTTATGGCCACGGAAATGCTGAAGCGGGCCGAGGGCTATAAGGCCAAGGCGATGGAGGCCAAAAAATGAAACTGCTTTCAATTTTGTTTTATTACTTAGGAGACATGGTTAGCCACACGATCGCCCGGTGGAGCTGGGGCGGGTGGCTGTATCAGCGGCTGATGTTGTTGTCCGTCGAGTGCGACAAGGACTTTAACGTCTGGAAAGAAGTGAAGCCACGCAAAAAAAGGAGCAAACGTAAATGAAGGATTTAGGTAAAATTACTTTTGGCAAAGCACGGCCCGCACCTAAGCAGGTTTTAGTCGACGTAACCTATGACGCCAAGACAGCCAAGGCGTTGCACGCATTTGGGCTGAAGAAGCTAAAGAAAGATCAAGAGGCAGTGATTGAGTACGTGATCGTCAAGGCGCTGGGGGCGTTTGCTAAAAAATGATTGCACTACCCCCAGCCACCGAGGCCGTTTACCACAACGGGGCGCCGGAAGGTGAACGCAACACGCAGCTATTCCGCATGGCGTTGCAATTTCGTGATCAGGGATTGTCGCAGTTCGATGCGGAGACGGAGGCCGAGATCTGGGGCTTTAAGAATGGACTAACGCAGAACGAATGCGTGGCAGCAGTAAAATCCGCTTACAGCAAGCCAGCCAGGGAAGCGTGGAGGCCGAAGGCGAAGTACGGCTATCAGAACGGGGCGATCGTGAGGGAGGATCTGCCGGTGCCACCGATGCCGATCAGCGTTGAGAGCGGGCCGGTCGATAAGTTTCTGACTACCTGTTTCGACGTAGGCGATCAGATCAATATCTGCCGATCGATTCGGGACGGCGAGCGCGAGCGGCCGGACGGTGCAGGCGAGACTCGAAGCCGGGAGGAATGGCTAGAGCTGTTTAAGGCCGACGGGCTGAAGAAGTGGCAGGGCGATGCAGTTGGAGTGTACGTCTCCATTAACGCTAACAACGGCAAGAACCGCAAAGCCGAATCGATCACCAAGTTTCGCCACTGCCTAATTGAGTTTGATGAAAGCACTTTGCAGGAGCAGTGGGCGATTATTAAGCGCAGCGGTTTGCCTACGTCGTCGATCATTAAGAGCGGGGCACGCAGTCTACACGCTTGGGTGGAGATTAGGGCTGCCAATGCCAAGGAGTTTGCTGAGCGTGTGGATTTTATTTACAAGCACCTAGAGCACTCGAAACCCGATCCGGCCAACAAGGACGCAGGCAGGCTGTCGCGGTTGCCAGGCGCTATGCGTACGGCCACGGGTAATCAGCAAGAGTTGGTCGAATGTGGCGCACCTACGCTGACCTATATGGAATGGCAGGAGCGCACGATCTACGGTGATATTCCAGAGCCGTATAGCTGGGAGCAGTTGGTAAATTTCAAGGAAGATGCCGACATAACGCAACTATTAGGCAAGCGGTGGATTTGCCGTGGCGGTTCAGCGTTGTGGGTGGGGAGCAGCGGGCTGGGCAAGAGCGTGCTGTGCTTACAAGCCGCAATCACATGGGCGGCTGGGCGTGATCTATTTGGCATATCGCCACACGGCAAGCCGTTAAAGTCGCTGATCGTCCAAGCCGAGAACGATGAAGGCGACGTGGCGGAGGCATTGCAGGGCATTCTAAGGGCGCTGGATCTGACCGCAGAGGAGCTGGAGCGTGTGAAGCAGAACATTGTGATCGTGCGTGATTGTACGTCCACGGGTGAGCGGTTCGTTGATCGGATGCGTCGCCTAGGTGATAAGCATAAGCCTGATTTAGCTTGGGTGGATCCGTTGCTGGCGTTCATCGGTGGCGACTTATCTAGCCAAGAGACGGCAGGTGGCTTTTTGCGTAATTTGCTTAACCCGCTCGCGTTATCAGGAGGATGGGCGTGGATGTTGATGCATCATACTCCAAAGCCAACACGCGACGGCAGCGGTTACCAAGGGCACGACAAGGCGTATAGCGGATTTGGATCGAGCGAGCTGACGAATTGGGCAAGAGCCGTTTTAATGCTGTCGCCTTGCGGTCAGGATGAGCAAGGAACGTACACATATAAGCTGGAAGTAACCAAGCGCGGGAAGCGGTCTGGCTTGCGTCCTAGCGTAACTGCGAGCGATTTTATTGCAACCAAGACGCAGCCGTTAGTCCACCTAAAGCATGCCGATAGAGGGATGGCGTGGATAGAGGTGGGAGCGCCTGAAAAGTCAGTCGGCCGAAGGGCCATGTCGATCGATTGGGGCAAATTACCCGAAGGGGCTAATACCAGCCAAGTGGTCGCATTTGTACAACAGGCCACCGGGCTGCAGGAACGGCAAGCGAAGGCCCGTGTGAAGCAGGCCAAAGAGGACGGATTGATCGAAGAAACTGAGGCTGGCTTATTCAGCAAAAAGGTGACAAATGAGCCATTTTAACGTTAGTGCAGTAACCCTTCTTGCACTAGTGCAGTATTGTGGAGCATGTAGGTGCAGTAATAAAGGCCCTTTAGGGCCTATTATTGCACTAATGCATTACACCATTTTCATTACTGCACTAACGACTGCACTAGCGAGGTTAATCTAATATGATAGATCAGGAAGCAATCGAACGAATCCCAGCGGTTATTCCGCATCCAGCAAGCATGATGGATAGCTTGCAAGACTTGGTCTTTGAGTCATGCGATGATTTAAGGATTACGGTCACTACCTCAACGGTTGCGACTATTACCAAAGTAATAGAGCACCTTATGGATAAGTCTGCCGATCACCCGGCGATGGCTAACCGAACGGACACGCTGGGGCATGCGGTCTTGAACATATCTTTGAACCGTTCGCCTGAATCTATGACGGCCGTGGCCAAGCGGTACGGCATCACTAAGCAAGCGATCAGCAAGAAAGTAACAGAAGTCTATGATCGGTTGGGTATACGAGCACGATCGCAGAAGAGCGAGAAGGCCCGCGAATCCTACCGCAAACGGGCATACCGTGTTCACGCAAAGCGGCGGCGTGAAGCACCTAAATTCAACATGGCCGCACTAAAGAAAGGTATTAAGAAATGAAACTACTATCTGTAATAAACAAACTAAACGAAACGCGGGATAAGGCGATTGAGCTGGTAGGCAGGACGATCTCGTTGGCATCTGACGCAGGCGAGATCATTGCCGTGGCACGCACTGAAGGTAAGGACGTGCAGGCGCTGTGTGAGGAGGCAGGGATTACTGAGGAGGTGGGTAAGCGATATGAGAAAGTTGCAGCCACTCAAAAGCGACTGAGCAATGGCGATGCGGATCCAAGCCTTATGCGTCAGACTTATCTACGCATCGGCATATTGCCCGACCCCATCACAATGAGCGAGCCAACCGAACCCAAGCACTTCCTATTTCCTATAATGAAAGCACGGCAGTGGCTTGCGTCGCGTGGCGCAAAGTTCATCGCCCAGGATAAGACGCTGAGAGAACAGTTCCTTGCCGAAGCCGAGCCGATTGTGAAGGCGTACAACGACCTGCGGGGGGCGGTTTAGGCCAGAGCAGTTTATGCAAGTGCCTAAGGAATCTTTTTGCTATTGGCGACCCAACGGGGTGCTTGCAACTGCCACCTTTTTTTTGAGTGGTTTGTAAAAACATAGTTAGACCCTATGGGACGCCGACCAAACACCGCAATCCTTGCTCAAGCCG